CTAACTTATATTTATGGTTAACTCAAATGTTCACAATTTGTTTACAATTAAACTATTGACTTAACCTTAAAACAATGCTATAATGTATTTAGAAACAAAGAGAAAACAACAAACAAGGAGGGCAATGAAATGACATTTCGCGAAATCTACCACATCAATTATGCTTGGATACCCAGCACACAACTAACCATCATAACCGACAAAGTAGAAAAGATGTTAGCAAGCGAAGCTAGAAGGAGGTATGGAGATTACATAGTTGGTTATATCAACGGGGACTGTGTATGCGCAAGTAAACCAGAGGAGGAAGAATGAAGTACAGATATTTTATAACAATGTTCACAATTTGTTTACAATTAAACTATTGACTTGACCTTAAAACAGTGATATAATGTATTTAGAAACAAAGAGAAAACAACAAACAAGGAGGGCAACGAAATGACATTCGGTGAATTATATTTTACAAATATCGATTGGGAGCCATCAACAGTGTTAGAGATTAATCCAGGTAAAGATAATATCAGCGAAGAACTTACGGCTTATACGGCATTAGTTAAGTATTTAGAGTATAAGGTAGTAGGATTTAGCTTAAATTGGGTATTATTAAGAGCGTCAGATTGACGACCTCTAGAGGAGGTAATTATAATGACATTAAAAGAATTTAAATGCAACTTAGACACACAAATAATGCAAGTTCAGTTAGATGCTAATTCAACGTATGCTACAGATTCACGTTCAGTCACTACTTACAGGAATCTAGTTCGTCTTAAGACTTTACTAGAAGTACGCGAGGCCATAGAGGAGGTAGAATCATGATATTATACCCATACGCCGACAAAAACCCACACTATCTAAGCAATGATTTAATGGTGATTATCTTTCAGCAATTTTTATTAGAAGTGCGTTTCGATTCACACAGACTTTTTACCTGTAGCGGAAAAAACTATTTTTATTTATTCACTACAAACATCCACAGAGAGTACGGCACCATGTATTACACCCTAGACCCCAAGCTGGTGCGGAGGTGTGAGGATTTAGATGTTTTAATATCTCTCACAGACCAAATAAACAACGAGAACGAATATTAAGAATTTGTTCATACTTTGTTCACATTTACATGTTATGATATTAATAGATGGAAATACAACACCATCAAGTTAGGAGGTGAAGCAGTGCTAATAGAAATGTATGAGCAATTTGTATTCAGTGAAGCTGGTGAAGTTGAGCGAGTAACACGAGGAACATCACCGTTTGTGAAGTTCGCGTTTAAGTCTGTTAGTTGCATTATGATAGCGGAGTTTTCAGAAGTTTCAGATATATCACTAGAATCGATTGATGCTAAATTAACGTTAGGAGAAACAGAACTGCTATCCCTCACATTTATACCCCGTTGCAAACCGGAAAACTAAAAAATTCAACCAACCCACAGTACGCTGAAATTTACAAAATCCGGTTTACATAAAGCAACTATCAACCACGTCACTGGTCGCCAAACGGATAAGGCACTGGAAGTTGAGTAGAATCAACGGACATGTGAACGCAATAAAAGCGTCAAGGTCGAGGACATCAGAGATTGTGGGTTCAAATCCCACCCAGTGATACCATTAAACCCATTAAAAACAACAAAAAAAAAAGGAGAACAAGACATGAAAGAGCAGGTAATCACAAGAACAATCGTAACAACAAAGGTAACCGTATTAGGTGTAAACGCAACAATCGGAGAAAGCGAAAACAGAACTTATTTTGTACCGGGTGCAATTACCGACCAGGCTAAAGCCCTTAAGCTAGCAATCAAGCAGAACACAGAACCAGAATTTGTTCCGGCTTTGGTTGTAGACTTAGCCCAGGATGAGAAGGTATACGGCTTGGAAATATCAAAATTTATTGAACTTGCACATGAGGTAGAACGTCCCGTATCCCAGCAGAAGAAAGCAAACTAACCCGAACCCGGCAAACCAAACAAGAAAAGGAGATTAAATCATGACAATCATTAAAGCAAGCAGAGAGTTTAACAAGGTAGAAGTATACAAGATGACACAGGACCAGGGGGCAGTCAGCGTAAAGGATGTTCCAGACGGCACAACACTTCAGGTAAGCGGCTATCTTCTTTACGAAGATGTTGACTACAAGGGAGAGAATCACGAACTGTTTTCAGTGTTAGGAGAAGATGGAACAGTGTGGACGTGTCAGTCAGCAACATTTAAGCGAAGCTTCATGCAGATGGCAGAACTCTTTGAGGATGAACCATTTTCCATCAAGAAAATGTCCGGTGTGACTAAAGCAAATAAGGACTATGTAGATTGCTGTTTAGCAATATAGCAATGTAGTTATTCTAAAGTATAAAGATTGGGGCACATGCCCCTTTCTTTTTACAGAAAGGAGCGGTTATGGCTAAGAGAAAATCTAAGTTAACACCCACACAGCAAGAATACCGTAGAGAAAGACAAAGAATACAACAGCAGATTAACCGAATGACTAAGCGAGGATATGACGTACCCGAATTACTCCCTAAAACTCCAAAGAAAATCACCGAAGCTAGTGTGCGTAGACTTAAGAAGCTAACCACCGAAAAGCTGTACAAAGAATCCAGGTTTATCGACATAGAAACAGGTGAAATTTTAACTGGTAAACAAGGTCAACTAATAGAGAACAAACAACGAGCGCAGAGAGCGGTGCAAACACGAAGAAATAAGAGTAAAACATCAGAAATTCCACCGCAGGATAAGACAATAGTGTATCAGGATAGAAACGGAAAGATTGTATATGACGTGGAAGTAGTTCAGTTTGACCGACAAATACTAACAGTGTTTAATATGGAAATGACAGAAATATTTGGTCGTACTCCCAAACTTTTTAATTACATAACCAGATGGTATAACAGCTCTATAGCAAAATACGGAGAGGAAGAAATGGCTGAGATGTTAGAGGAAGCGAAATCGAAAGACATGTTTCCTGGTTGGGAGTCTGTGTCAGATACTGAGCGATTAGTAGGAAAACTATCGGCAATGACAGACCTCCTGGCTACAAATTCAGAATCACGTGAGGAACTCTTTGAGGAGTTAGAGCAATTGGAGGATTGGACGGAAGGGGATTAACAGGATGTGCGGACGCGGAACTATGAGTATTACGTGGCAGATTTTGAAACAACCGTGTATAAAGGGCAGCAATTTACAGAAGTATGGGCGGCGGCAGTAGTTAAGTTATGGGATGATGATGTCGAAATATTACACTCGTTACCAGAATTTTTAGATTACATGTGTGACAAGAAAACCAATATTATATGTTATTTTCATAACATAAAGTTTGACGGTAACTTTATCTTAGACTATTTGTTAAGAAATGGATACAAGTGGAATCGCGTAGCCGAAGGCAAAATGTACAACAAGCAGTTTAAGTGTGCGATTAGTGATAAAGGGGCATGGTATTCTATAACAGTTAAGATACATAATATGGTTATAGAATTTAGGGATTCATTGAAACTATTACCATTTTCTGTGAAAAAGATTGGCAAGGGATTCCAGACAAAGCACAAAAAGCTTGATATGGAGTACGAAGGTTTTCGTTATGCGGGTTGTGTGATAACAGATGAGGAAAAGGAGTACATACGCAATGATGTGCTAGTAGTCAAGGAAGCCCTTGAGATAATGTTTGAACGTGGACATCAGAAACTTACCATAGGTTCATGTTGCTTAGAGGAGTTTAAGTCCACTTACGACAAAATAGACTATAAAAATTTCTTTCCTGACTTAACAGAGGTGCAAATAGATGAAGAAATATACGGCGAATGTAATGCAGATAGATACATCAGACACAGTTACAGAGGTGGATATTGTTATCTGGTCAAGGGCAAAGAGAATAGAAAGTACACGCGCGGTTGGACAGCAGACATTAACAGTTCATATCCATCAAACATGTCATCTGAGTCAGGGAACCGATACCCTGTAGGAATGCCCAAATTTTGGCAGGGTGATATTCCTGACTTACCAGACCAAAGTTATTATTTTGTTAGAATTAAATGTCGTTTTAAGATAAAAGAGGGGATGCTTCCTACAGTGCAGATAAAGGGTAGCTTCCTGTATAATGGAACTGATTATTTAACAACATCTGACATCTATGATTATTCATCAGGAACTTACAAACGCTATTACATGCGTAAAGGCAAGCTACATGATACACAAGTAACCATGACAATGACCTGTGTAGACTATGAGTTATTTTTACAGCATTATGATGTTTATGATTTACAGGTATTAGATGGATGTTGGTTTAGAACAGAGATAGGTCTATTTGACGAATACATGTATAAATACAAAGCAATCAAGGAATCATCAAAAGGTGCAGAGAGGGAGTTAGCTAAGCTATACTTAAACAATTTGTATGGAAAATTTTCTGCAAACGATTCTTCTAGTTATAAAAGGCCATTTATAAACAACAAAAACGTGTTAGGGTTTGAGATTATAGAGGAACGCGAAAAGAAACCAGGATACATTGCGATAGGTTCAGCAATCACATCATACGCGAGGAGGTTTGTTATCAATGCTGCACAAGCTAATTATCAAGGACCGGATAGGGACGGTTTCATATATTGCGATACGGATTCCATACATTGTAGTGGGAGTCCTAAAGACGCAAAAGGAATTAAGATTCATCCTACAAATTTCTGTGCGTGGAAACTCGAAAGTTATTGGGACGAAGCAATTTTTGTTAGGCAAAAGACGTATATTGAGCGTGTCACTCATAATGACGGGGAACCAGTAGAACCTTATTATCAAATTAGGTGTGCTGGAATGTCAGAGGACGCGAAACAAGAATTTATCAAAGAGCACACAATTGAGGAGTTTAGAGAAGGATTGAAACTAAAGGAAGGATTGAAGCCAATTAGAATGCCCGGAGGGGTGTTACTTGTAAAGAAAGGATACGACATGCGACCCAAGGTTCATAAGAAAATTAAGGAGGATTAAAGATGCCACTTTGGTTAGTACTTGTACTAGTTGCACTTGCTATAAAATATGACGATTTGTTTTAATATTTGATTATTTGCGCGAATAATTAAGTAATAAAAGAGAGGATATAATATCCTCTCTTTTTATATCATTACGTGGGGTGTAACAAGGGGCATTCCAATTACCGTTTAACCCAGCGGCACCTTTTACAGTGTGGATTCCACCAGCGTTCAATGCTACATAACCCACGGTGATACCCTTTTAATATGATAACATCTGTATAACCATCTGTTTACTTTCCAGATTCTTGAACCTGAAGCATCCTTTATTAAACAGCATTCTAAAATTATTAATAATCAAAGCATTTTTAGCTAGCATGACGTAATTAATACTATGGTCATCCGTGGTGAGTGAAAGCTTAGTTGGATATGAGGCATCATATTTATCAGTCACGTACATAATTCCCAAAGTCTCATAGTCATAAATTGCATAGTGCTTGTTAAGATATTTGATTGTGTACAGGTATCTGCCACGACCCTCCGGTTGCTCAATGAAGGAATAATTATCGTTAAGATAAACATTTTGAGAAGCGTAAGCCACATAGTCGCTGGACGCGAAAGCCCTGTTAAAACCTGATTCTAACTGTGCATCAGAAGCAGACTGTATAAAACCTTGTTCCAACACATAGCCGTCACCCTTAAGAAAATTTGTATCTCGTTTCAGCCTAGTAGAAATCCCCAGAGCCGAATAATACGGGTTAAGCAAACTAACCGTGTTACCGCACATGTAGACCGGCACATAGCGAATCTGTTTACCATTACCACGGGCTATACTGGTGTGAACTGAAAGCAGTTTCCGAATTTCATCTGAGCAATACTTACCAGTCTCGCTCTGAAACTCGTCCATCAGCATTCGTTCTACGTCATTAAACAGGTGGCTATATTTCTTTATCGCGTCAGCGTTGTTAAGCGCAATAGCGTAGCCGCAAGGCTCATCATTCAGAAATAATTCATGGAATATTCCTTTTGCCATGGGCTTACTAGTCATAGTATCATCTGGATAAAACAACCCATGAATATCCTTGAAAAACTTTTCAGCCACGTCAGACAATTCATAATTGAATCTATAAATCAAACAAAATTTTCCTTGACCAGCTTTAAATTTTTTAACGAAGTAGCGGTTAAACCAGGTTGTTTTACCACCCGTTCGGTTAGTGGTTACTAAAAACAATTCTGGGTTTTTACCGTTAATATCTTTGAGGGACAAAAGCTTTGTGCCGTCATAGTAAGCCACGATTAACCTCCTTTCTAGGTTCTCGACCTATCGGTCGGAACTATTTCCTTTATTTGGAAATGTTGCAAAAGTCACACTTTTGGAATATCTTCATTTACATTTATATTATATCATAAATCTGTTGCAATTGCAATGCTTTTATGGTATAATAAAAGGTAGAAAGGAGTAAGTATATGGGAGATATTGTAAGCGTCATTAGTTCAGTGGGATTCCCCATTACCATGGCTTTATTAATGCTATGGTACATCTACGACAGCAACAACAAACACAAAGAAGAAATTGACAGAATGTCCGAGGCTTTGAACAACAATACTATTGCAATAACAAAGCTGTTGGACGCACTAGGAGGTGATGGATGTGTTTAAGGGCATTGATGTTTCGCGTCACCAGGGTAACATAGACTGGGACAGAGTAAAACCAAATGTAGATTTTGCAATCATCCGAGCTGGTTTTGGAAAGAACAACATTGATGCTAAAGCCAGAAGAAACGTATCAGAATGTGAAAGATTAGGAATCCCATACGGTCTTTACTGGTTCAGCTACGCGTTACACCCAGAAATGGCCAAAAAAGAAGCCGAATACATGATTGATTTTATCGGGGAACACAAGCCCGAATACCCAATCGTTTACGACTTTGAATATGCCACAGTAGCACATGCTAACAGAAACGGTGCACGCGTTGACCGACAGTTTGTGCTTAACTGTACTGAGGAATTTTGCCGTACACTGGAAGAATACGATTTTTATGCAATGTTTTATACCAACAACGACTATTATCAACTGTACTATCAGGCAAGCAAGGTCGCGGAAAAGTATGACATGTGGTACGCTAGATATGCAGAATCACCCGGGCGCGCCGTGACTTTGTGGCAGAAATCCGATTCAGGAAAGATATCGGGAATCAATGGAAGGGTTGACCTTGACCAAACCGAAAGGGATTATCCGTTTATTATTAAACGCGCTAAGCTTAACAATTGGAGGTAATTACATGCCAGCTATACAAACCGCTTATAATTGGGCAATTGAAACCTGCGCTAAGGAAAATGTAGGATACTCTCAAAAATACCGGAACCAGCAAAGCGTAAATGGTATTACATACTATGACTGTTCGTCTTTTATATGGTACGCCTTGATTGCTGGTGGTTGGGACTTAGTATCTGTGTGGGGCACATGGCCTTTTACAACAAGCAGTATGGCTGGCGTGTTAAAACAAGTAGGATTCACAAAACACGCACCGGACATTACATGGTTGCCAGGTGACATTGTTATTAGGACAAATCACACTGAAATGGTATTTGATACTACGAGAACCATGGGTGCGCACTCAGCAAACATGCCGTTACAACAACAGGTATCTATTAACGCTAACGATTCACGTGGTAACTGGTTAGAACTATGGCGGTGGGAAACCAGTGCTACAAATGAATGGATTAAGGGAAATTATTATTTGTCGATTGGAGAAATGCAGAACAACGCTACTATCCAATTTGCTTATTTTATGTCTAAGGGTTGGACAGCCGAAGCCGTAGCGGGTCTACTCGGAAATCAACAGGTAGAATCAACGCTTAACCCTGGAATATGGCAGAACTTAACACCAGGCGGTGGCTGGGGACTAGTCCAGTGGACACCATCAACAAACTATACCGACTGGGCAGACGCTAACGGCTATGCCCGTGATAGCGGAGAAGGGCAGATGGAATGGATTGACACACAAACAGTCCCGTCTGGACAATGGATACCGACAACGCAATACCCCGAATCGTTTGGAGAATTTAAAGTTAGCACACAAACACCTGAATACTTAGCAGATTGTTTTCTTAAAAACTTTGAACGACCTGAAACAATTGACCAACCAAAAAGACAAGAGTACGCAAGGTATTGGTACGACTGGTTTAAAAATGAATATGTTCCACCGCCCAATCCACCAGATGGTGGTGAGTGGTCACACAAAATGCCATTGATATATTATAGTAAAATATTATAGGAGGGAGAAACATGGCAATGCTTGAGAGAGAAAAGTTCTTTGAACGCATCAAGGAACGCTTGGGAGAAGATGATTCGGATGAAGCATTATCTTTTCTCGAAGATGTAACCGACACGTATGACGACCTTGAAAGAAGGGCCGCCGGTGACGGAGAAGATTGGAGGGGCAAATATGAGGCCCTGGACGGAGAATGGAGAAAACGATATAGAGAGCGTTTCTTCGGAACCCGCGAAGAAGTAAAAGAGGAACAAGAGGAAGATGTGAAAGATGACGGTAAGACAAGGTCATTTGAAACATTATTTGAAGAAAGAGAGGGTGAATAATTATGCCTATTAAACCAGAAAAAATTACACTTAGCGGTGTACAGAAGAACGCGGCCGCCACTTATAGTGCAGAAAACCCTGATGTGTCCGCTACTAATGTGCAGAAGGCCTCCGCGCAGATTTTAAACACAATCCGCGATAACGCGTCAGCTAACTATCAGAACTATGTGCCAGAACTGACAGCTGGTGATGATACATCCTTGCGTCAGATTGGTGCAGTCATCATGGATTTACAGCCGCTTAGGAACGAATTTTTAACGGCTCTCATGAACCGAATCGGGCGTGTGCTGATTACTTCTAAAATGTTCTACAACCCGTGGGCCGGAATGAAAAAAGGCCTGCTGGAATTTGGTGAAACTGTAGAAGAAATCTTTGTTAACATTGCTAAGCCTTATCAGTTTGACCCAGCTGTTGCTGAATCTGAAGTGTTCAAGCGCGAAATTCCGGACGTTCGTGCGGCATTTCATATCATGAACTACCAGAAATTTTACAAGCAGACTATTAGCAACGACCAGCTTAGACAGGCGTTTCTGTCATGGCAGGGTATTACGGACCTGATTGCAAAAATCGTAGATGCTATGTATACAGGCTCTAACTATGACGAGTTTCTGACTATGAAATATCTCATTGCTAGAAACGTGCTTGACGGGCGTATGCATGTAACTGAAATTGCCCCCGTATCTGCTGAAAACGCAAAGACAATCGTTTCCACCATTAAGGGAGTATCCGGAGTATGGCAGTTTCCCAGCACACAGTACAATCTTACAGGTGTAACTACCTTCACAGATACCCGTGACCAGATGCTTATAATGAACGCCAAATTCAATGCTGTGATTGACGTTGAGGTTCTTGCTTCTGCATTCAACATGGAAAAAGCTGAGTTCATGGGTAATCGTATACTGGTTGATACCTTTAGCTTTAGCACAAGTGACAACAACAGGCTTGCAGAACTGTTTGCTAACGACCCCAACTTTGTGCCGTTAACTGAAGCTGAAAGAGCCGCACTTGATGCAATTCCGGCTGTCATGGTAGACCGCGACTGGTTCATGGTTTTTGACAACTTCTATAACTTCACTGAAAACTATAACGGTCAGGGGCTTTACTGGAATTACTTCTATCACACCTGGAAAACGTTCAGTGTTTCCCCGTTTGTTAATAACACCGTTTACGTGGGAGGTGCCCCAACTGTAACCAGTGTAACAGTAAGCCCTAAGACTGCAACTGTTAACAAAGGTCAGTTGGTTAAAATGTCGGCCACTGTTGTTACCACAAACTTTGCACCTAAGTCTGTTACATGGACGGTTACTGGAGGTACTGATTCTACCATTGATATCTACGGCAACCTCGTTGTCGGAGAAGATGAAACAGGCGCAACCCTCACCGTTACAGCTACTTCCACATTTAACAGCACAAAGACTGACACAGCGACAATCACTGTATCAGCTTAATACAGGGGGGTTTATCCCCCCTCTTAAGTCAAAAGGAAGCCAATGCCCTTCGGGCAATACGCGCTTCGCGCTAGACAAACATTGAAAGGATGGACATATGTACGTAAATCCAAACACTAATATCCATATTCTTAAAAACGTTCCGTTGGATAACACCTACAGGAACACTATTTACTTTAGTACAACCGCACAGCAAGCAAGCTATTTTGCTAGTTTGTCAAAGTTTTCGTTAACCGAATACACCTATCAAAGAATTGATAAAACAATTAACGTTGGCATAAACGCCGAATCCTTGTACGATTGCAACTATATTATGTTTCAAAACGCGTCCTTTGGTAATAAGTGGTTCTATGCTTTTATAACAGGGGTAGAATATAAAGGAAACAATTGCTCCACAATCACTTATGAAATGGACGTAATGCAGACCTGGTTCTTTGACTACACCATCAAGCCGTGCTTCGTAGAACGGGAACACATTCTTGTTGACGAAATAGGCGCAAACTTAGTAGAAGAAAATCTGGAACTTGGAGATTATATCTATGACACAGCGTTCCGCACGGAACACATGGATGATTACGCTGTCGTGGTTGCCGCGACAGTAGATTCTCAAGGAAACGTAGGAACTAGCACCGGAGGTTACGGTGGAATTTATTCTGGATGTTGGTTACACGTCTTTGAAAATTTTCCAGCTGTGGCTGTGTTCATTGATAACCTTATCACAAATAACAAAGCGGACGCTATCGTGTCAGTATTCATGATGCCGTCAGATTTTACTACAGCTATGGGTTCCCCAGCTAAAAACTATGTAATAGAACGTGACAAACAGCGTGGAGCCATAGACGGTTATGTGCCAATGAATAATAAACTTTTTACCTATCCATATTGCTTTTTATATGTCACCAATTTAATGGGTAACTCAGCGACATACAAATATGAATACTTTCAAACCGCAAAATGCACCTTTAATTTGGGCATGGATATGTCTCCCAACCCCTTAGGGATGCTTACACCACTAGGATACAAAAATGTTGGAGCAAACTACAATGAATCAATCACTATCAGCGGTTTCCCCCAGTGCTCATTTACGGTAGACACATACAAAGCTTGGCTCGCACAAAATGGTTCGTCCACGGCTGTAGATATGCTTGGTTCTGCAATGGGGGCTGTGGCTGGTCTTGCCGCAGGCAGCCCAGTTGGGTTAGTGGGTGGAATAGCTGGTGCCACAAATGCTGGAAGAACACTGGCTAGATTAAATGTAATCCAAGCACAACCACCGCAAAGTCATGGTTCTCAGTCTAACACCGCACAGGTGGCATTTGGTATTAAAGATTTTTACTTTTTAAATTACCACGTTCGGGCTGAATTTGCAAAAATAATTGACCAATACTTTAATGTATATGGCTATGCAACTCACCAGGTTAAAGTCCCAAACCGCTCACAACGGCCACACTGGAACTATGTTAAAACCATTAATTCAAACCTTACAGGGAGCGTTCCGGCAGATGACATGGCGAGATTACGCGGAATCTATGATAGCGGCGTTACATTTTGGAAAACTGGTTCAGAGGTCGGTAACTATAGCTTAGATAACAGAGCAGGAGGAGGTGATAATTAATGAGCAAAAAGGGAAGTATGGCTCCGGGTAACACCCGTGAGTTCTGGAACGCAAAGAAATGCAATGACTGGACATTTATTCAGTACTACAATCGATTGGTGGATTTGGCTATCAGTCAGTTTGAGTGGATTAATCTCCCTCCAACATGTGATAGACGATTCCTGGAATTGGCATTGTTTGCTGATGGGATGGCTGTATTCTTTAAAGACGAAGTTATGGGTTACTTAACATTACAGTGTATGATATCGGGACCGTTGGATGTTTACAGAATACCAATATACAGGCGGGCGTATGCGAGCAATGGGTACCAAATGGAATTAAGCAACGAAAACAGCGTGCTTATATTTAACAACTCTTTGCATATTAATTCGCAGTTGGATATAGAAATGTATGCCTGGAGACTGTACGAAATCCAGCGTGCTATTGATACCAACGTGAAGCTACAGAAAAATCCTAAGATTATTACTTGCTCTGAAACTCAGCGACTTACAATCATAAACTTATTTAAACAGTACGAAGGGAACTACCCTTTTATATTCGCAGATAAGCAGATGGATTTGAGTGGATTAAATGCAATTGACATATCGGCGCCATACGTTGCAGATAAATTACAGGTATTAAAAGGTCTTGTGTGGAATGAAGCTATGACTTATCTAGGAATAGGAAACACGAATGACGAAAAGCGAGAGCGGCTTAATACACTGGAAGTTAAAAGTGGTATGGGAGACGTAGAAGCACAGCGTTATACAAAATTGATGGAACGAGAAATAGCTTGTGAAAGAATCAATGCAATGTTTCCAGGTCTTAATTTGGAGGTAAGATACAAGCAGATAATCGCTACGGAAACTCAAGTGGACGAAGAATTAGCAATAGAGGAGGTGGAAGAATGAGTGCTGTCACTATGACATTGGGATATGTTTGTGAAGGGCTGGTGGGTAGAGCTGAACCGGCAGGATACACAAATATTGTAAACACCGTTATTCCGAGTGCCATTCCGCTTTTGTTTGACTTTAATTTCCCTGTTTTTGATGAGCAATACAGAAACGTGTTGTTAACAAAAATCATCAAACATTATTATACAAGGGAAATTGGAGAAGAAACGCTGGGATTATTTAAACTAAGGCTTGACACAAGGTTGAATGAAATCATGCCATACTATAACAAAATGTACGAAGCAGAAACTTACAAATTTAACCCAATCTATGATGTTGATTTAACTAGACAACATAAAGCAAACAAAACAGGAACACAAAAACTTGATGGAAAAGTAATGACTAAAGAGGACGGGCAAACAATTACGGCTGTTGATAATACCACTAAATCTGACGGTGATGTGAATCAAACTGTTACCAGGGCTGGAACCGATAAGTATTCCGAAACACCACAGGGAGGATTAACGGGTCTTGCGAATGACGAATACTTAAGCAATGCTAGGATGACAGCAGACAATGATACCACGACCGCAAAAACCGGAGATACTACCACACTTAATGGAAATACTGATACAACCACAGACAATACAACCAACGTAACCACAAAAAATAACACCACAATTAACAATATCGAGGACTATATCGAAACAGTCACAGGTAAACAAGGAACACAAAGCTATTCATCAATGATAATGGAATATCGTGAAAGCCTTATTAACATTGACATGATGATAATCAACGACTTATCAGATTTATTCTTAGGAATATGGGAGGTAGGATATCAATGGTAAATAATGATACAAATTTTAAATCAATCGAGCTGTTAAGGTGCTGGTGCATGAAGTCCCTGCCTACAGTGTTTAGTGACGCGTTAAGTTATAATCAGCAGGTATGCCTACTGACCAAGGCCATTAACGATATGGCAAATACGATTAATGAGTTGCCAGATTATATTATTGAGTTGGTAAAAGAGTTGCTAGACCAGTTAGGGCTGGAAGAACTTGTTAAAGAAGTGCTTGCAAATCTTTATTTCTTAAACGTGCGGAACCCTCCAAATAACATAGTTGCGGCTGGAGGCGATGGGGTTACTGATGATACGGAGGCTATTCAGGGATGTATAGATTATGCTTTCAATAATGGAGGAAAAACGGTTTATTTCCCCAGCGGAAATTATTTAACAGGTTCTTTAACATTAAAATCTGGCGTTACTCTATTAGGCTTTTCAGATAATAACACTAAATTAGTTTTAAAAGGTGGCGCTACGTCATCCCTATTGACTATTTCTGGTGACCAAACAGCTGTTAGCAATTTAAGACTTGACAGCAACTCTGGTATGCAGGTAAATAATGTTGACGTTATTACATTAACAGGGATAGACTGTAACCTCACTAACATTTACGTAACAGACGGTTATAACCTTATAACGGCTAATTCAGACAGCGGGTCAGTGTTAATTCAAAATGTTGTCTGTGGGACTGGTGAGTATAAAGCTATTACTATTTCCGGAAACGCAACCTATGTTTTAGACAATATTTTATTTAATCAAATGTCAAGAATTTCAGGTGACACATGCCTCGAAATTAATTCTAGTTATGTATTAGCTGACAACATTAATATTAAAGCTAGAGTCCCAAAAGGCGTTGTAGAAAACGGAAGCTATTGTAAATTTAGCGGGACAATTCCAAACGCGGTTGAAAAAATTGTAAATAACGGCGAATTTAATAACAACGATATAACGGGCGAAATTCATTATTCGAGACTTTCCGGAAAAGATTTTTTATCCTGCGAATCAAAAGAAGAATCAATCACAAACAATAAAAATGTCTCTGCAAAAAGTATCACCGAAACATTAACAGGTGATAAAAATATTAGCTCCGTTAATATCACCGAAACATTAACAGGTGATAAAAATATTAGCTCCGTTAATATCACGGAAACTTTAACCGGTAATAAAACCGTGTCAGGTGAAAATGAAACCCATAGTATTTTAAATAAGTTAAGCTTGACGGGAAATTCAATAGAGCTTCATAGTGACGCACCTCTAATGTACGGAAATAAAGCAAAGTTAAATCGTTATTATGATTATGTTAAAATGAGGGACTATGAAAATAACGAATACAATGTCCTTGTAGAGGGTGAGCACCTTAGCGATTTTAATACAGTGTTTAATATAGTTGATTTTGGTGCCGTAAGCGGTGAAGATTGCACTACAGCTATAAACAACGCGATTCAAGAAGCTAGCAACTATACGGGTAGTAAAGTAATATATTTTCCAACGGGGTACTGGAAGGTTAGTAGTACAATTTATTTGGATGAGCCCGTTGATATACATTTTATTGGTAACGGATATTCAAGCTCATTTATAGTTCGTGACTCATCTTTTGTAAATGGAAACACTATTACATTATACGGCGCTAGAAATTGTTCTATCGAGAGGCTTAATTTTTGGGCACAGGATATGTATACAAATGGGTCTAGCGTATACACAGGCGTTGTAATTTTTAACGGGTCGCATATTGAGGCAGATTTTTGTATGGATTGCTTCATTAAAGAAAACCAATTTACAAGCATGACTTACGGAGTTAATTTATCTGGCGGAACAAGAGTGCATGTTATGTATAACCTATTTTTATGCGGCTATTCCTGGAATGATACTGGATACAAGCAAACCGTTGCGGGAATAATAACAACTACAAACAACGGGCGTATCCCTTCATGGGGTGTGGGAGATTACGAGAGAAGAAGACACGAGGATAGTAATATTATTGGTAATCGTATTATTGGGTTATCCGCAAGTTCTTCCAGTCAAAATTTCTGGAGTGGTCCGGCTGCCGGTCTATTGGTTAACTCGGCAGAGTCCTTACACGTTTTAACCAACGACCTTGTAGGAGCGTATGGGTGCTATATTGGTGGGGACGTTTTAGATGTGGAGGTGGGAAACAACTTTTTTGACATCTCAAATAAAACCAATTTATGCGTAGGTGGATATGATGCAACAGTATTTAGTGGAACACTATTGGAAGCACAATCCACTAACCTTAACGCCACTGGCGTTGTTGTGTCAAATTGTTTATTTAACGGGCAATCTTCTACACCTCAAAACGTGGCTATAAGTAATAAAGCTATAACTTCCTTTAGCAACTGCTATTTCGAGTTAAGCGGAGGCTCTAACATAAATATTTATAATGGATACGTTACGTTTAGTGGATGCGTGTTTAATTCCTGGAATAGGTATAAAGGCGACTTTGACATGGCGTTATTTTTGGCAAATGAAACGTGCCACGTTGCATTAACAGGATGCATTTTCGGTGGAAAAGGCGGCGAAAGCGTAAGTGATGAGTATATGAGGTTTTGCGTAAAAGTGCCCGGTATTTTTTCAAAAATTACCTCGTACGGGTGTATAATCACTGATGAGAGTATTACAATTCCTTTTAAATATGATAATCCTATTACAGTAGATACACCAAAATTTGCGGCACAATGGCTATACTACACTAATCAAAAGGAATTAGGAACGTTTTCTATAACATCCGGCGTAGGGTTTTATAACAATTACGGGTGCTGGGCATTGGTAAACATTGTAGGAACTAATATAACAAGTGTTAAGATGAATGAATGTGAGCTGTTGGCCCCGAATACATCAACTAGTTCTATTGCTCAATTAGTACCTCCTGGCGGCAATTTAAAAGTGACCGGAGAAACATTAACAGCAACTTTTATTTCAATGTAAGTTTCATAAACCACATTAACATCCTCCATAAAGCATGCTTTATGGAGGATTCTTTGTGTGTATGTGTTCAAAATTTTGTACATTGCTTAAGGTTAAGAGCGTGTTAA